ATGTTCCAGCGTCTAACAATTGACGGAGAGCCGCAGTTGCAGTACGACTCAATCCGCCAATCATATGAATTAATCCTAAGCCATAAAATCCTAGTCCTGGCAGAAATTTGAAGTGGACAAAATATTGAATTTTATTTTTCTTTGGATCATTGGGCGCAAAGTTTCGTCTAATAGACAAAACTCTCCTACTACCTTCCTCGATTGTTACGATGTAAGGCAATTTTATTCCCGTTGGCTCTCCGTCGGGGCCAAGGTCTTCGAATCCTTCCAAATCTAGATTAACGTGGCATTCTAGAATTGTGTATAAAGGATCTACTCTTTGGGATTTTGTAAGTCCTTCGACTTCTCTCTCTTTTTCTTCCAACTCGTTTGTTACTGTACCAGTTGGTTTTGTCAATTCGATGTCAGAATAGAAACCAGATACCATCTGTTTTCGTAACTCGTTTTCTGACATCTTGACAACGTGTATGACTGATTCCGCATCATCTAATGAGGTAGCTGTGTACGGAACAACAAGGTCATCCGCTGGAACAAACTTAGAAACAGCTCGTCCCAATAAATCGTCATAATAAACTTTTTTAAATGTTGAACCTGCAAGTGGTAGATAAAATAACATTTGATCAAAGTCAGCTTCGTATTCTTTCATCTGATCCATGATCTGATAGTTCATAAAATTTTTAACTCTTTGTGCTTGCATTTCTTTTTGTGGATCTGCTTTTCCCATTACCATTGTTCTAACAGGTCCGTCTGCGGGTAATAATTCTTTGTAAGCTAAAGCTTGAAACTGTGTAACTGCTTCTGCAAGAACAGGGTGTGTTGCACCACTTGCTCCTTGAAACGGTTCCGTTCTGTTTGTGTATTTAAATCCTAATAAGTCTAGTCCAGTAATGTATGCTCGTTCCCATTCTTTACGAGACATTTTATATTCCATGTAGTCTTGTTGTAATTGACTACCAATTAAATCTGTATCATCTTCCGGAAGTAATTCATTTAGGTTTGCAAAAAAATCCCCTTCTTCTGGTAAAGGCATTGCACTTGGATCAAAATCAATTGTTGCCCCTTCTTCGTCTTCTGTAATTTCTACTGGTCCTTTGGGTGTCTCTTGAATTTCCTCAACGTTAATTTCCTCTGCAACTTCTTCTGGTCTTTTAGCGTTAGGGAGAGACTTATCTATATCTGCCATATATTTTCTCCTATACTTTCTTAACTTGTTTTGGCTTTAATTTCAACCCTTGTGATAGTGGTCCCTTTTTAGGAGGTACTGCCCACCATTTATAACCAGGATTAGCTTGAAGTTTTTGTGCTAAGTTTGGTTTTTTAGTTTGTTGTTTTCTATTTTTACTCATTATGCTCCTGTAATATCAAATGCAAATTTTTCCTGTTCTGCTCTTTCAGCAGCTTGTTCTTCAGGAGACAGTGCATTAAATCTCTGTTGATCTTCATATCCTAATTTACCAACTTGGTAAAGTCCTTCTAGTCCTAATGATGCAATACCTAATGGTGATGCATATCTTGCAACTTTTAAAGCTGTAGGAACTGACATTCCTAAATTTAAAAATTTTTGCAAACCGGAACGAATTGCTTGATTTTTAATTCCACTAGTTGCAGCTTGAGTTCCTTTAACTAAAGCTTTTGAACCTGCTAATTCTGCACTTAAAATAGCTCTGTCCAAAGGTCGATTTAAATCTGTTTTATAATCTTCTCCTAACATTCCAAAAGCAGGATATGATAATGCTATTCCGGTTGGACCAAAAGCTCCAGCTGCAAATTTAAGAGCTTTTTTAGCAAGTGGTTTACCAAATTTATAAGCACCTACTCCTGCTCCACCGGCTATTGCAGCTTTTTCACCTGTACTTAATCCTTTTTCTACAATCGGTGCATCCCCTGCTGATGCAGTTAACTCGTATTCTTTGTCCATTAATCCTGTGCCTTTTAAAATGTCTTCACCTTTGTATCCTAAAACACCAGCTACAATACCAGCTGCTATGTTTCCTTTTGAACCAAATTTAGAAACACCTTGTGTTAAATCTGCTATCATTTGTTTTTGAGTTAAATATTGTTTTGGAACTTTCATACTGTACCCAACATTTTTATAAGATGTATCAAAAGCACTTTGTAAATTTTTATTAAAACCCTTATATCCAGCTATAGCTTTACTTGGTGGGTTTTTAAGATCAAATTCTGGTAGTTGTATATTTTTCTTTTCATCTGCGGTTAAATAAATTGGTTTAGCGCCTTTTTTTACCTCACCGGGGTTTATGGGTTGATTTAATGCATTTATTTTTATTTTTTCAAAATCTTTAACTAATTTATTTGCTGCTGTTTTATCTTTTGCATTTAATTGATTATATGTTCTACCTTTAAATATTTCTTGAAGTTGTTCATGTTTTTTTGAAAGAGCTGAATCAATATAAGCACCTTTAATAGCACTATTAACATCTGTTCTTAAATTTTGAGTAAATATAGCATAAGGCGACATCCCTCTTCTTGCAGAAGCTGTTAAACTAAATATTTCATCAGGAGATTGACCTTTATCTAAAAGATTTTTTATTTGTTGTTGGTATTTACCTATAAACGTTCTTCCTTCCGTTGCTCCTAATGCCTTGTCCACAACATTTCCATAGTAGTCATACAACACACTAGACATTCCATATCTATTATTAACACCACCTATTTGTTTTCCAGTAGCAATAATCTTATTTGCTGTAGTATTATTAAGTTTAATTCCTAAATCCTTATACTTGTTAGTGGTATCTGACATAGCTTCGGCCATTTGAAACAATCTTCTACTTGCAATAGAAGCATCACCGCCAACAAGTTCTGTTGCTTTTTCTAATAATTTAGTTTGAGTTTTTCTATCTAAATCTCCTTTTAATAAATTTTGAATTACCTCATCGTTAGCAAGATTTTTTATATCTTCATTCATTTTAACGCTTCTTTTTAATTGACGTGCTATACTTCCTGTGGCTCTTCTTACCTTTTGTGTTTCTGATATTAATTCATTTAGTTGATTTAAATTAAAGTTTTGACCCGTTAAAGTAGAAATTCTATCTATTAAAAATTTTTTATCTTTTTCACTTACGTTTCTTTTTCCTACATCAAAAAGACCTTTACCTAATGTTTTTTTCTTTGTAACATCATAATCATAAATCATAGCCATATTATCAGGTAGTAAATGAGCTGCTGCTTCTAAAGGGTTTTTTGTATTTTTATAATTTGCAAAACTTTTAGCTATCATATCTAATTTTCTAAATTTTTTTCCATCAATATTTGGATATTTATCACTAGCTAATTGAAAACCTTTTAGTTCATCAAAAGAATCAAGTGCCAGATCTAAAGCTAATTGTGTTTTACGATGATCTACTTTACCACCAAGACCTATTATATCAGCTAATTTTCCTAGTTCTTCAATACTACTAACATAACCTTTATTTTTAATTATCGTATTTTTAACTTCAAGTGCATCATATAAACTTTGAGTTTTAACTTTACGTTTATCTTTAAGTTGTCCTAAATAATCTTCCTGGGCTTTCGTCCAACTAGGTGGTTTAACAACTAATTTAGCATTTTTATATCCTATTCGTCCACCATTAGCCATGTTCCGTGGTTCAGGGACCACGTCTCTTGGACGTGTAAGATATGACATCATTTGTGCGTAGTCTTTGATATCCATTATTCGCCTAACATAGTTGTAAGACCGCCTGTTGCTTGTAGCTTACGATCTTTAGTCAATAAATTCTTTTGTATGTTTTCCATTTCTAATAAACCTTGGTCTGTAATTTTAGGGGTAGCTTTTTTTCCAGCTTGTTGTTCCACCATCGTTGCCAAATTTTCTGCCATTCTTTCAGCTGTTTTTCTATCCATTCCTTTAGACACCATGTCCTCTATTATTGTTATTTTATATTTGATTATATCGTCATCAGATTTTTTTATTTTTCTACCAGTGCCAATAAGATCTTCAACCATTTTAGATCGATCTATGTTCATTTTTTTTATGTACTCTTTAACAAGTCCAGGAATTCCTTCGGGAGCCTCTGCAGTAAATTTACCCATTGTTGCAGGATCATTTAACATTTTATTAAATTGTTTAGGGTTTAACATTTGTAAGATTTCAGAACCTGTTTTACCGTGAGAAGCTCCTTCAGCCATATATTCTAATAATTTTCTAAGTTGACCTTTTCCTGCCTTTAATCCACCACCTAAAAATAAACCAACACGACCACCTTCAGCGTTTGGTTTCATTTCTGAAACGTCTAAATCTCTAAGTGCTTGGTTTCTTTCAAGTCTTTTCATCATTTCTATTTTACCAGCATAATCTCTACCACTACCAAGTCTAATTAGTTGGCCTTCAATACCTGCAGTGTCACCACTACCTATTATAAAATCTTCTATTTGTGCATCATCCATGTGAGGCAAGAATTTTTGTAAATACATTTTTAACTTTTCTTTATCTTTATTTCTAAACATTTCTACAACTTCTAACATTCCTCTATGCATCTCAGGATCATTTCTAATTATGTTTTCAAATTTTTCTTTACCAAATACTTTTTCTAAAAATTTACGTGCGGAAACTTGTGCAAGTTTACCTTTATTAAAACCAATACGACCACCTGATGCATAGTCATCGTAATAATTGCCGTCATTATAATCAATATCAGGTTGACGACCAGATGCGTACTCTGCAGGGTTTTCTTCTGCTAGTTTTAAATCTCTAGCTCTTTCTCTTTGTATCATCATTTCTTTTATCGTCGGTTTTTTTTGACCTTTGGCATACATCTTAACTTTAGTTAGATCAGCTGTTAAATCTTTTGTATTACTAACCGTGTTCTCAACCGCTTCTGTTGTGTAATCTTCACCACCTCTATCTAAATAATTTCCATAATCAGTTTCTACCGCTTCAAACTCTGCTGGCGTTTTACCTTTAACACCTTCTTCTAATCGACCACCTTTAACTTCCATTGATACAATTGCATTTCCTTGTTCGTCCGCAACATTTGTCGTTACATCATCAATGTCAACTCTAACTGTTCCTTCATCTAGATCACGTGTAACTGTTACCGTTGCATCTTCATCTATTTTTTTTGAATGAACAATCTCTCGTTCTTTAGTTGCAAATTTTTTAGTTACATCATCACCTTCTCTAATAACTTTTGTAACAAGAGCATCGAACCATTCTGGTTTACCAGGGGCGTTTGGTGTTGTTATAACTTCTGCTGCTTTAGTTACAGGTTTACCTGCTTTAAATAAACTTCCCAAACCAGCTTTAGCTGCACCGATACCTGCACCAACACTACCCATTAATTTTAAAAATGTACGTCTTCCAGCATCTGCAAGTTTACCTTTTGAAAATGGAACTCTTATGTTGTCATTGTCTTCAGCAAGTAAATAATTTAATCCTGTTGATGTAGTTGATTGACTACCTGGTGAAACTAATCTTGTTCTAGCCATCAAAGAGTCTGAGCCGTGACCGATGTCAGATAAATTTGGTTCAACGTCAATCATACCACCTGTATAATGACCTGCACGTCCACCTTGTGCCATATCTTCTGGATCAACAGGTATATCTCTTTCAAATATATGATCGGTAACACTTTCATCCATTGCGATTTTTTCTCTATCTGCTTTTGATAAACTTTTATATTGACCTTCTCCTTTTAAAACTCTATTAGCTTCTTTCATTGCTTCAATAGGTTCTAATTTTTTAATACCTGTAATAACACTATCAACAGTAACTACTTCATCTGTTTTGTTAAATTTCTCATTAGCTTCTTCAAACATTTCTCTCTTAACAACTTTGTCACTTTTTTTAAGTCCTTGAGTTCCTTTTTGAACTTGCCCGGACTCCATTAATTCTTTTACAGATTTTTCTTCTGCAAAAGGTTTACCA